AGGTAGAAGATGAAACCGTACCAAATTTTGTTCCTGATTCTTCAGATATAACAGGATTTGCAGTAGCTCAAAATGGAACGATAACATTCCCTACTTCAACATCAGGAAGTCAAGTTATTAATTCAATTAATTTTGTAGATGTAGACAATCCCTTTACAGGAACGTCTCTACCTAGTTACAATGCAAATGCAACTGGCAGTCCTATAACAAGGACCGCAAGAGTAAATATAAAGATACCTAGTGGGTTTTTTGGTTCCTTAGACCAAAACGCATTAGTAATTGTAACCGCTGATCAACCATCATCATAATATGCCAGAAGTCAAAGCAAACGTACGAAGCCCTTTTTTCTTAAAGTATACTCAATCGGGTATGACTAATACTAAGATAGAAATATATGTTTATTCTGGGACCAAGACAACTGATAAGGGGTCTATTTTGGCTACGCTAAATAAAGCTCCACTTCCTGGAGATAACTATGTGATCTTTGAAATATCAGATATAGTTAGAGAATACCTAACAAAAACAATAGCAACACCATTAAACAACAATAAAAGTTATATAAAATGGATTCAGGTAGAATCCACAATATCTACATAAATTATGGCAACAGCATATTATTTGGCCTTTGACGGCTACGGATATTTTAGTGAAGGGGCACAGCCTGAGCTTAGTAGAAATGCTCTTATATCTTCTGACTATGTATATACTCCAGACGGCACATCTATAGAGATTCCCTTCTTTACAGAGGACGATATAGAAATAACATATACAGTTAATGGATCGGCTACAACAGTGGACTTAGCTTCAGATTTTGACAATACGGCTGCAAGTGCCGTTAAGTACGTCACATTTGCTCCTAATACTAATAATTTACCATATGTTATAAGCGTATATAATAATGGCCAAACTAGCTTGTTAAAGAGTATAAACCTGGTTCCTGTCTGTGAACCTAAGTATACTCCTTTAAAGTGTCAGTTTATAAATAAATATGGGGTAATACAGGCAGCTTACTTCTTTCTAAGATCAGCGGAGCTTTTGCAGATAGAAGATAGTGTCTTTAGAAAAAACATAATAAGTTCGTCAGCCACATATGATGTTAGTGAAGGTCAAACACAAAGGTTTGATGTAAGGTCTCAAACAACACTGTCAGTAAATACCGGTTATGTAGATGAAGACTTTAATAAAACTATAGAGGAGATGTTTTTATCTGAGAACTGTTGGATAACGTACGAAGGTAGTACATTATCTGTGGTCCCCAAAACAAAGCAACTCGAATATAAAACACACTTAAACAACAAATTAATAAACTATACAATACAATTTGATTTCGCATCTGAAACTATAAATGCCGTAAGATAATGATATCAGCTCAATTATATATTTATGACCCAATAAAACCAGATAGCACATCTGCTGATAGCTATAAGGAGGTTGAATTCTTTGATTTTGAGTCAATAGAGCTAGTACAAGTCAAGCAAGACATAAGGGACATAAATAAAGTATTTGCAGATTTTTCTAGGACATTCACTGTTCCTGCTAGTAAAAATAATAATCAAATATTTAAACACTTCTATAATCCAAATATATATAGAGATCAAGATCCCGAAGGACTAAACCAACAAGGGGCTGGAACCCCTTTTGACATAAGAAAAAGAATAGATGCTGAATTACATATAAATTATAGTCTATTTAAAAAGGGGAGAGTTCAATTGCAATCAACACAGATGAGAGGGAATAAACCCTACTCATATACTTTGATCTTTTTTGGTAGTACAATAAAATTAACAGAAACTTTAGGAGATAAAACATTGGATACTCTATCAGCCTTACAAGCTGTAAAGATACCTTACACGGCTGCCAATATTGCTAGTCTTATGCAAAATGCCGCAAATGTTTCTATTGCCTCTAGTAATGATTGTGAAGATGGAATAGTAGTTCCTTTAATAACATCTACAAGTAGATTAGTATACAATTCCGTAGATAATACTTTAGATAATAACTTATTTCCACACGGAAATCAAAAGGGAATAGATTTTAGAGATTTAAAGCCAGCATTAAGGGTTCACGCTATAATTTTAGCAATTCAAAAACAATATCCTAATATATCATTTAGTCAAGATTTCTTTACTCTTGCAAAAACCACTAGAGCTGGAACTGCATATTACAACAACCCTACATATGCCGAATTATTTATTTGGCTTAATAGACATAAAGGTCAAATACCTTTAGATATTACAGAAAAGCAAATATTAAGTTTTACAAGTCCTGTAGGTAGTGATGAAAGATATATGAAATTAGACGCACCTTTTCATCAAGGAAACGGAATACAGGTTATAGAAGATACTAGTAAAACTGAATTTTTTATAGGAGTAGACATTACAGCTCCATCTTCAACTAGTATGTATAATTTTGTTATTAAAAGAGATGGACAAGAATTTCAGAGATTTGATGGATTATTTGGAAATAAAAGTCCCGTAAGAGCTGAATCAAAAGCTGTTATAACATCATTAAGTCCGTTAACTTTCGATAGCATTGCTAGTTCAGAAATATTAGGTGCAAACGCTCCAGAGGCTCCTTCTGGAAATTACACTTTTTATATTGAGTCAGCCTCCGCAGGTCAATTTGATTTTAGGTTTACTATAAAAAAGAGAAAACCTGCTGATGTAGAATTCTTTGGTACGTTTAAAACAACTAGATCTATAGCATATGATGGAACAATAACAGTTGACACAGACCTACAATTAAACCCATCGGGTCTTTTGCCTAACAATATGAAAATAATAGACTTTCTAGGTGGTCTGTTTAAAATGTTTAACTTAACAGTTATAGAGGGAACTGGAGGTCAATTAAAAATAGACACTCTAGATAATTTCTATAATTCAGGAGCTAGTCTAGATATAACAAAATATGTTGATAACACGGAATCTACAGTATCATCAGCTCTTCCTTATTCAGAAGTGGAATTTAGATATGAAGGGTTAGATACTGTTTTTGCAGAACAATTTGGTGAAAGAGAAGGTAGAACTTGGGGGACTTCTATATACCCTGGTAATAGTGTTACTCCTAATAATAATCAATTATTAAACATAGGAGAAAAGTATGAGGTAATTGTCCCTTTCGAACACCATCAATTTAATAGATTATTTGATCAAGACAATGAAACTGTTGAGAGTAATAAAACATCTATTCAATGGGGGTATGCTGTTGATGGATCCTTTAATGCTTACTTAGGTAAGCCTTTGTTATTTTATTCTCCTAAACAATCAGGAGCAGGAATAAATCCTATAGAACTTGTCGCTGGAGGATCATCTTCAACCCTATCTCAATACCACATTCCTTCTAACAGTGTGCAAGTCACGGAAACAATGGCTACTAAGGATTCGGATTCTGAACCAACTCCAAACATACATTTTTATAGAGAAACAAATGAATATGCGTTTCCGGTTTCCTTCCTTCGTACTTTATTTTTAGAGTATTATGAAAATTACATTAAACAGACTTTTGACATAAGTCGCAGACTATTTCAAATTAAAGCTGTTTTACCTGCTAATATATTAAGAGAAATATCTTTAGCGGATAGCTTAACTATATTTGACACTGAATATAGAATAAATAAAATAACATCAAATTTAGGTGATGGAAGAACAAATTTTGAGTTGTTAAATAAAACAGTAGATGAGCTACTTACGGATAACGTAAGAGATTTAGCTGCTAATGTTTCTGGTAGTTTAGTAACCGCAGATAATTCAATAGTTACGGCTGATTTAAGCCAACAAATAACGTAGTAATATGATAAAGCAAGTTATAGAAGGGTTGAAACTTATGGACTATTATGACGCAAACGAATTGATTCAATTTGCAAAGGGAAGTCATAAGGCTCCACAAACATTTAAAGAAATGAGAGAAATAGTTAAACGTAGAAAATATGGCAGACAATAGGATACAGTTTACTTTTGAGATCAACGATAAAGGCAAGGTTAGAGTAGATGGCCTAACCAAATCTTTTGTTAGCCTAGATAATGCTGTAAACAAAGTTAGTACTGATCTTAAGAGACAACAAACAGCTTTAGCTGGTTCTAATAAGGGATTAAAGAGCACTATTACAGATGCAGGTTTAGCCGGGGCAACTCTTACTGAACTAGGTAGAACTATATCAGATTCAAATTATGGTATTAGAGGTATGGCTAACAACCTTTCTCAATTATCTACATTATTCATAACCCTTGTTTCTAAAGAGGGAGAGGGAATGACTGGATTTGTTGGTGCACTTTCTAGATTAAAAGCACAATTGTTTGGTCCTTTAGGAATTATATTGGCTTTTCAGGCTATTGTAGCCTTATTGGAGAGATATGCTATCAATCAAGAAAAAGCAGCTAGAGCGGCTAAACAACAAACCGACATATTTTCAGAACAGAGAAGTGTTTTAAAGGCTTTAACTAAAAATATAAGAGAATATGATATATCTGGCAATGCTCTTAGAGAAGAAGTTGGCTTTCTTGTTAAGGAATCAAAAGAATTCAAAGAGGCTTTTGAGAATCTAAATGACTTTAGTGACGAAACCGTTAGGAATTTAGTAAGAGAATATAGTAGAATGCTTGAACTAGAAGATGCAAGAGTAAACTTAATAAGAAAAGCACAGGAAGAGGCTAAAAAATCAGGAAAAGAAGTAGTAATTAATTCTAGAGAGCTAAAGGACATACTTAAAGATCTAAATCCTTTACAGGATAAATTCTCTAGAAAGACAATAAAAGCATCCGAGGCTGCTAACAGTCTATCTGAAGAATTGATTGAAGTAAATAAAGGCCTTCTTGATGTAGAAGAAGTTTTTGATCCAAACAAGGTTTCCTTTATTTCTGAGATGGATGAATATTTAGCTCAAATAGAGGCTGATTTACCTACATTAACTTCTGCTGTTTTTGGATTAACAGCCGATAAAAGAAGAAAAGAATTAGCGGCTTTAAAGTCTAAATTTAATGATGCAACACTAGAAACTAAATTATATAGAGATGCTGTTAAATTAATTAACGACAAGTATGATGCGGAAGAGAGAGAAAAAAGGAAAAGAGAACAAAGAGCAGAACAACAAGCTAAATTTAATCATTATTCTACCTTGCTTAAAGGTGTTGCAGATTTTTTTCAAGCTTCGGCTCAATTAAATGAGCAAAATAAAACCTTAGCTAGAGCGGCAATTATAGCCTCATCTGCTGCGGCCAGTGTGGGTGTTTGGCAGTCTTATCACGCTTTAGATGCTAGTCCAAAAGGGTTTTTAGCAACCGCTGGTGCAGTTGCGGCTCAACTTGCTATTGCAGCACAAACATCAGTCGCATTAAGATCTCTTAATTCAGGTACTGCTATGGAAAGTTCTGGAGGGGCAGAATCTCAAGCCCCAATATTTAACGTAGTAGGGAACTCGGGAATAGATCAATTAGGTCAAGCTATAAGGGGTACAAGAAATCAACAAACAATTGCAATAGTATCAGATAGAGAAATACTAGAAGCTCAAAATTTAAGAAATACAACAATGCAAGGAGCTACTCTTTCAAGTTAGCTGTTTAAATAATAAAACAATAGTAAAAATAAATAGTTATAATAGTATGGAGAAGATTATAGAACTTATTATAGATGAAGAAAATGAATTCAGTGGGATAGAAGCTATCTCTGTAGTAGAAAACCCAGCTATAGAAGAGGACTTTATAGCTCTTAAGAAAGAACCCATAATGCTTGCTGAAGTAGATAGTGAGAAGCGTATCCTTATGGGTGCTGCTCTTGTTCCTAATAAAAAGATATTAAGAAAAGGGGAAGATGAAGATTACTATATATACTTTTCTGTAGATACCGTAAGAAAAGCCTCAGAGCTTTTCCTTAAACGCGGTTATCAATCTAATTCTACTCTAGAGCATCAAGAAAGGCTAGAGGGAATGACTGTGGTAGAAAGCTGGTTAGTAGAGGACGAAAAGAAAGATAAATCTAGAAAATATGGATTTGATGTACCAATAGGAACCTGGATGGTTTCTATGAAGGTATATAATGATGCTGTATGGAGGAAGGTTAAAGCGGGAGAGGTACACGGATTTTCCATAGAAGGATACTTTGCAGATAATGCTGACCAAGGACCTATGGATACTTTACCTGAATCCTTTTGCGAAGAATGTGTTGATGAACTAAATGCAGAATATGAACTACTAGAAGCCATCTCAGAGCTTTCTGAGGGTGTAGAACTAGAATCTTATGGAGGATATCCAAAGTCTGCTGTTAACAATGCTAAAAGAGGGGTAGAGTTAAATGAAAAAGTGGGAAATCGTTGTGCTACCCAGATTGGGAAAGTTAGAGGCCAGCAAATTGCAAAAGGAGATACTAAGTTTACATTACCGACCCTCAAGAGGATCTACAGTTATTTATCTAGAGCAGCAACATATTATAACCCTAGCGACACAGAAGCTTGCGGAACCATTTCTTATTTACTATGGGGAGGTAAAAGTATGTTGACGTGGGTTACTTCTAAACTCAAAGGATTAAACGCAATAGAAGCTTCTTCAACAATTATCGATGGAAGAGCTGGGTATTCTACTATAGAAGAAGCTGAAGCGGCAGCTAAAGATATAGGGTGTGAAGGATATCATACCCACGATTATGAAGGCGATACTTGGTATATGCCTTGTGAGAAACACAATATGGCCGAGGTAGGACCACGAGGAGGGGTTAGAAAAAGCCCTAAAGCTCCTAAGTCTGATATGCCTAACCCTAGCCCTAAAGGCAAGGGGACGGCCAAAGGTGATGCTTCGGGTAAAACTGGAGCCAAAGTCTCTGCAAAAGACAGAGCTACACTTAAAAACAAAGCAGATGAATTTAATGAGAAATATAAAGAAAAATTGGGATATGGTGTTACTGTTGGTATGCTTGCCTCTGTTTTTCAGCGTGGGCTTGGAGCTTTTAATACAAGCCGCAGCCCAAACGTACGTTCGGCTTCTCAGTGGGCTTTTGCACGTACTAATGCCTTTTTATACTTAATTAAAAATGGTAGACCACAAAACCCAAAATATATAACAGATTACGATTTATTACCAAAGAAACATCCTAAAGCTAAAAAATAATGGGTATTAAAAGAGGTGGGTATTCTAGTCCAAGGTCATCAAGACGAGGATGTTTATGTAAGGATGGCAAAACCTATTCTAGAAAATGTTGTAATGGAGAATTAATTAATCAAGGAATAGGAAGCATAACAGGTACTTCCTTAACTAAAGAAAGTGTGGTGTTAACAGGGTTGTCTGTTGCATCTACTGGGGTTATAACCCCTCCCACAGCAACCTATGAAGGTCAAAGTTTAGGTACTGTAACAATAAGCCCGGAATCTTTTCCTACCGTATCTGTGGATACTGAAAGAGAGGTAGAATCAACTATAGTAGTACCAGAAAAGCTTGGTGATATTGAATTCAGTAATCCAGGAGTTTTAGTGCAAAAACCAGAAACAGTGACTCAAACACCTATAACAGGATTCTCTTGCTCTGATTTAGGCACAGCTAGTTTCTTTATTGGACCAGGAGGTAATTATAGTATATCATTTTCTTCTGGAGCAGTAGTTACTGCTTCTAGTCCTGCAAGCTTTGCATCAAATACAACACTAGCTGACGTACAAAGATCCTTGACTGTTACAATAACAGCTCCTGCTGGATATACTAATTCTGGATCTACCATAGGTGATTGTATAGTTACTGGATATCAACCAAGTTATACTAAAATATGGCAAACAGACAACCTTAGTTTAACAGGAACTAGAACCTGGAGATTTACAATAAAAGGATCTAATGTTCCTGATACGTCCGCTCAAACTGTTGACTATGCTGTTAAGGGTCCTGTGGTTTATTTAGGTTATGCTGCTCCGACTGTTGTTAGTGGAGATTCGGGGGGAACAATAAGTTCTACTGATGCAATTTACGCAACTGTTGGTGCGTTTAGTGGTTCTAGCTCTTCTTTAAAATTTAAGTCAGATACTCCTTTTAGTAGTTTACAAACAGAAAACCCAAATGTAAATTTAATATATACGGTATTTTTTACTGGAACAAATACCGGAAACAGTGCTTTTAGTTCTGCCGCTATTGGGTTTGATGCGTATATAACAGAGCAAATTGGTTCATCTAACTATCTAAAAAATGATACTACAGTTAGTATACAATCTAGTTCTGAAAAAGGGTATAACATTGCATCTAATCTTTATCAAAACAAGTTAGAAGATGGATACTATACAGGCACAAATGTAAACAAACAAATTAGAGTTCAAAGTGGGGTTATAACAGAATTCTCTACTATTATTTGAAAATACAACAACTTGACTTAAAATTGGTAATATTAATATATTTAAAACTATGAAAGCGACTGAAATTGTAGAAAAACTAAAAGAAGTTCTTTTGGGATCTCAAGAAGTTGAAATCCAGGAAGAAATTAAAGAAGAACTTTCCGCTGCTGAAGAAGTGGTAGAGAAAGTAGAAGAATCTCCAAAAGAGGAGGAAGTTGTTTTATCTGAAGATGAGCAACTAGAACAAGATCAAGCTGTAGAAGCTGAAGAAGAAGCTACAGAGGCCTCTTATGTTACTAAAGAGGAATTTGCAGAGCTTAAAGCTATGGTAGAAAGTTTAATGGGTGAAGTTAAATCTACTGTTGAAAAGTATAATGAGGTTCCTAAAGAAGAATTGTCTTCTGTTGATGTTGATGCTGAACCGATGGTTCATACTCCAGAAGTAAAACCTGAAGTTCAAATGAATCTTTATGCTCAAAACAGACCACAAACAACTCTAGATCGAGTCTTAAGTAACATTAATAAATTTAACAAATAATAAAAATGGGAACAACAACAACTATTTCGAATGATGTCGAAAGAATCCTCGAAAAACAAGAAGTGGTAACTGCATCAAAAGCGATTACGCTTGCTGACAGTGGTAAGACTTTTTTGATTAGTGGAACAGGTTATACTATTACTCTTCCAGAGGCAACTGCTGGAGCAAAGTATAAATTTCAAGTAGCTGCTGCTTTTGGAACTGATATGGTGGTTCAAACGCCATCTACTCAAAGAGACACAATGAGTGGTTCTTTGATTGTAGCAGGAGCAGTAGTAGATGCTGATGCAGTAGATAGAGTGACTTTTGAAGACGGAGCTGAAAGAATTGGAGATTTTATTGAACTATCTTCTGATGGTTCTGTATGGATGCTATTCGGAAACGGAGCACAATCTTCTTCTATTACAGTAGGTGAACTATAATAATAATTAAATAAAAAGAAAATAAAATGGCAACAACTACTTCAATAACCACTACATATGCTGGCGAATTTGCAGGGAAATATATTTCTGCCGCTTTGCTTAGTGGATCGACATTAGCTAATGACTTGATTACCATCAAACCAAACGTAAAGTTTAAAGAGGTAATGAAGAAGGTGGCTACTGATGATATCGTAAAAAATGCGTCTTGTGATTTTGACGCAAGCTCTACGCTTACTTTAACAGAAAGAATTCTTCAACCAGAAGAGTTTCAAGTTAACTTACAATTGTGTAAGAAAGACTTTATTTCTGACTGGGAAGCTGTATCTATGGGTTATTCAGCTTATTCTGATTTACCAGCTAACTTCTCTGACTTTTTAATTGCTCACGTATCAGCTAAAGTAGCTGCTAGAATTGAGAATAATATCTGGGGTGGCACTAATGCAACTGCTGGTCAATTTGATGGTTTTAAAACGACACTTCTTGCTGATGCTGATGTTGTAGATGTAGGAGCTGGTGCAGCCGTAACTGCTGCAAACGTAATTGATAAGATGGGTCTTACAGTAGATGGAATTCCTTCAACTGTATATGGTGCTGATGACTTAGTAATATATGTTGCTCCTAATGTATATAGAGCCTACGTAAGAGCTCTTGGGGGCTTTTCTAGTCAAGTTGGAGCTGCTGGTACTGATTCTAAAGGAACTCAGTGGTTTAACGGAGGTGCATTAACTTTTGATGGCATCAATGTTGCACTTGCTAATGGTATGGCATCCAACACAATGGTAGCTGCCGAGAAATCTAACTTATTCTTTGGAACTGGTCTTCTATCAGATCAAAACGAAGTTAAAGTTATTGATATGGCTGATGTTGACGGAAGCCAGAATGTAAGAGTCGTTATGAGATTTACTGCTGGAATTCAACACGCAATTGGATCTGATATCGTTCTTTATTCTTAATAAATAAATTAACTAAAAGGGTGGGTGAGCCAACGTGCCTACCTGCCCTTTTTAATACTATAAAATATGGCTTGTGATTTAACATTGGGGCGCAAAGAGCCCTGTAAAGATTCCTTAGGTGGAATAAAAAACGTTTATTTTGTAGATTTTGGTAAATTAGGAACTGTTAGTTATGACTCAACTGACACAGATGTAATAGATAACTTAACTGGTAGTTCCATTGGTGGTACTGCTAATTCTTTAACTGCTTTTAAGTATGAAGTTAAAGGAGCTAGTAGTCTAGAGCAAACTGTAACAGCAAGCAGAGAAACTGGTACAACTTTCTATGAGCAAACCTTGAATATTACCCTAAAGAAGCTGACTAAAGCAGATCACAAAGAACTGAAATTGTTAGCTTATGGTAGACCTCACATTGCAGTAGAGGACTATAATGGTAATGTTATGATGATGGGACTTGAGCACGGTGCTGATGTTTCTGGAGGAACTATTGTAACTGGTACTGCTATGGGAGACTTAAGTGGTTATACTTTGACATTTACTGCGTCAGAGAAAAAACCAGCTAATTTCTTAGAATTAACAGAATTACCTACAGCAGTAGATTATCCATTCCCTGTTCAAGATTTCCCAGGATTATCTGGAACTATCACTATAACAGAAGGAACAAATACCTAATCTATTCTAGTTTTTTAATGAAGAGGGGTAACAGAAATGTTACCCTTTTTTTATATAAAACAAATAATGTCTTTTTTAGTTATATTAGTATGATACGTTTACTACCAAATACTAATGCTCAAACTATAAAGATAATGCCTAGGGTTTCTACGGCTCAAACAGGATTATCCTTAAAGATAACCGAAGATGGGACTAATAAATCTGAGACGTTAACAAATCTAAGTGGGTCTGTAAGTGGTAATTTCATAAGCTTGAATTGCACGTTTAGTATATTATCTGATAATAGTATTTATAATTATGAGATATTTAAAGGCACAACATTGCTTTATAGAGATAAAGCATATTGTACCGATTCGTATGTTGCTACATCTGTCTATACTATAAATGATGGACAATATACACAAAGCGATTCTGGTGACAGTAGTCAACAATATATAACAGTATGAAGAATTTGAAAGTAGTAAATCTTACCGGTTATGAAGTACCTAGAATAGTTGAGAAGACTAGAAATTCTTGGGTGGATTATGGTGAGGATAACAACTATTTCAGTCAATTAATAGAAAAATATTTAGGGAGTCCAACAAACAGTCGATGTATTAATGGTATATCGGATATGATATATGGTAGAGGCCTTGATGCTACTGACTCAAAAGAGAAGCCAAATATGTTTTCTCAAATGAAAAACATACTTCCTGCTAGAGACGTAAGGAAAATAGTAACAGACTATAAAATGCTTGGTCAAGCAGCTATTCAGGTAGTCTATAAGAACAGAAAAAAAGAGATAGCCGGCTTATATCACTTCCCAATGGAGACATTGCGTGCTGAAAAAGCTAAAAACGGTAAAATAGAAGCATATTATTATCATAGTGACTGGAAAAATATTAAACCTAGTGACAAACCTAAAAGGATTCCTACTTTTCGTAATGGTACAAGGTCTCAACGTATTGAATTGTATGTTATTAAGCCTTATAAGGCTGGTTTCTACTATTATTCACCTGTAGACTACCAGGGATGTCTTCAATATGCTACCCTAGAGGAAGAAGTTAGTAATTATCACCTATCAAACATACAGAATGGCCTTCAGCCAAGTATGTTAATCAATTTCAACAACGGAATACCCAATGAAGAGGTCCAAGAATTAATTGAACGCAAGATATATGATAAATTTAGTGGTACTAGCAACGCAGGACGGTTCATTTTAGCGTTTAATGATGGTTCAGAGAACCAATCTAACATAGACCCTATAAATCTACCAGATGCACACGCTCAATACGAGTTTTTAGCTAAAGAAAGCCGAGAAAAGATAATGATAGGGCACGGAGTGGTGTCTCCTATCCTTTTAGGTATAAAAGACAACACTGGGTTTGGAAATAATGCCGAAGAGCTTAGAACAGCGTCTATACTTATGGATAATATGGTAATTAGGCCATTTCAACAAATGCTGTTAGATGCATTCAAAGAATTGTTGCTTTTTAATAATATTTCTTTGGATTTATACTTTATTACCCTACAACCAATAGAATTTACAGAACTAGACAATATAGCAACAAAAATCAAGAGAGAAGAGGAGACAGGAGAAAAACTTTCTGCGGTAGAAGATGTCCAAGAAGAGGAGATCGTTCAGCAGGAGGCTTCTGAGGCCATCCTTGAGGCTGTTGTTGAAGAAAAACCTACTGAAGAAGATGAGTAAGGCATTATTTATAACAATGACGGAGTTAAAGCGGAAGTCTATCATAGACGGAGCTTTAGACACTGATAAATTAATTCAATTTGTTGAGGTAGCCCAGGATATTCATATACAGAATTTCTTAGGTACTAAATTATACGAAAAGATTCAATTGTTGATTACAGGAAATACTCTTGATAATGCCGGAAATGCTGCTTATAAAACGCTATTGAATAGCTATATAAAACCTATGCTAGTATGGTATAGTCAATACAGCTATATTCCTTTTGCTGCTTATCAAATCAGCAACGGAGGTATATTTAAACACACTAGTGAATCTAGCGAAACTTTAACAAAGAGTGAAATAGATTCATTAACTTCTAGGGCTAAAGATTTTGCTGATTTTTATGTCAACAGATTCTTTGATTTTATAGATGAAAAGAGCACTGATTATCCTGAGTACAATGCCGCTCAAGATACTGGTATGTATCCTGATAAAGATCCAACATATGGAGGATGGGTAATTTGATTAAAACATATCGACCTAAGGTTGAAAATATAGTAAAATTGAGTAACTATTTAAAAAAGATAAAAAAGTAATATGGCTAATTCTAATAACTGGGGAAAAATATATTGTTCTTCTTATTGGGGGGATGTTGATGACACAACAGATGCAATACCCGTATTTTCAGCACCAGCTTGCTGGGCAGAAGATATATTAGAATTATCTGTTGATAGTACGTTATTTAAAGCAGATACAATAGAAGTAACAGCAGATCAAACATTAATATAAAAAAAACAAAATGGCAAAACAAGCAATAGGAGTAGGATCTTCGGCAGATGATGGAACTGGAGATGCCCTTAGAGATGCCTTTATAAAGGTAAACGCAAATGAAGCCGAGATCTATACTCTTTTTGGGAATGGTACTACACTCGGTATAACTGGAGACGCGACTGTTTCTGGTGGAGCATTAACAATAGCTAATGATTCTGTAGAACACGCAATGTTAGAGAATAGATATACTGCTATTGAAGTGGTTACTAACACAACTGGAGCAACTGCTATAAATTGGGGTAATGCTTCTGTATTTAAAATGAACGCAAGTTTAACAGGGGCAATAGAATTTGATTTCACAGGTTATAAAACAGGTCAGGTAATAAGTATCTATAATTTGACAGGTAGCCAGACAGTTACCTTAGATAGTGATGCAACAACAAGCGAAACCTTTAACAAAGTAGGAGGTGTGGATTACGCAGGTGGTTCAACAAATTTGTTACAAATAGAATGTGTAGATGATTCAGCAAATGCAGTATTTAATTATTCAGTGGCAGCTTATGTTTCTGATGCAACACCAAGTTAAAAATGAAAGCAAGACAAATAGACGGTAATATAGTAACATACAAAATACTTCCTGAGACTTGGGATGGTAAAAGCGGACACATTATAAACTTCAAAAATGCACCTACAGAGATATTAGAAACTGAAGGCTTTTATGATGTTGTTATGGCTTCATACGACCCATTAACACAGAACAGGAGTGGTATCGCTTGGGATGACAAAAAAAAGATATTCACTAATACTGTAACAGATATAGATTTTAGTGTTGAGCAGGATGTGTTAGATGAAGATGGTAAGCCATCAGGAGATAAAGAAAAGACTTATAAGATAGCTGACATTAAAGCAAGTAAGATTGCAGAGATTAAAGCTAAAGCAGGTAAATTATTAGAGCCAACAGATTGGCAAGTAATAAGAAAAGCAGAAAGGGATATTGCTATCAGTAGTGATGTTGCAATAGAGAGAGGTAAGATACTCATAGAAGCTGATAGATTAGAAGCTGAAGTAAATGCTAAGAAGTCTTATAAGACAGCTTTACAATACAGCGTAGTTTTCTTTCCACCTGCTGAAAAAGAATAAATATGAGTTTAGGCAAAAGACTTATAACAACAGGGGGAGCAGGAGCTTGTACTACTGAAACTACTGACAAATTTGGCGATTCAAGTGGTGTTGCTTTATATTCTTTAGATTATGATGCTTCTGATGCAAGTGGTAGTTATGATGGCACACCCTCTAACGTTACCTTTGGAGTAGGGGGTCAAATACTTTACGGAGCAAGGTTTAATGGGAGTAGTAGTTATATAGACACCAACCTACAAATGCCATCTACAACAACTTTTACATTTTCTGCTTGGGTGAATACTGCAGGGAGCGTAAATCAACATATAGTCGGAGACTTTACATCATCTGCAACTGGAGCTACATTTAGGGTTCAACTCGCATCTAACAATAATATTTCTGTAGGTGTTGGAAATGGCACAAATATAAATTATAATTCTTTTGGAATAATTTCAGGTCTTGCTAATACTTGGAAACATATTGCAGTTACAGTTGATGGTACTACTGTAAAAGCTTACGTTGATGGTGTACAACACGGTACAAATTTTACTTCATCATATAGTTTAGCAGCAGGGTCAAATGATTTTGTAATTGGTGCTTATGCTGCTGCAAGTAGCAAACAAAATTTTAATGGAGATATAGACCAAGTTAGATTCTTTACTTCTGCATTAGATTCAACAAAGGTCGGCAAACTTTACTTAGAAACCGCTTGTGTACATACAGCTACTACAACTGATATAAATTATCCCGTAGCTAATACTATGTACTACAAACTTGACAATAGTGCAGTTGATGAAACTGGTAATTCTACCGCTACAGAGCAAGAAATGCAGTACAGGTTTGGTAAATATGGACAAGCAGGATTGTTTAATGGTGTAAGTAATGGTTCAGAGATAAACACTAACTATTCAACAGGCGATACTGCTTTAACTCACTCTATTTGGATGAACCAATCAGGCTTGGGGCACGATGGATTTAATGTAGTTTTAGGTGCATATTGGGATGGAACAACTCCTTATCATTTAGGGTATTATATGTGGACTAACGCAACCACTATCACTTGGGTTGTATTTTATGGCGGTGATGGTGGCTCTGCTTCTCAAAAAGTTGAAGCATCAGGAACTATAACACAAAACCAATGGCATCATATTGTAGCAACTTGGACAGATGGCACAGGCGCAAAATTATATATTGATGGCTCATTAGCTCAATCTGTTTCTTCATCACAAACAAGAAACAAAAATGGAATTAATGTAGCTATAGGTGGATTTGGTCATAATAGGTCTAATGTAGCAAATTTTAAAGGTTTATTAGATACATACAGATACTTTAATTCTGAACTTTCCTATCCGAGTCAAGTAACACAACTTTACAACGAAAAGCCTGAAGTAGATACATCTAACTTTAAGGCGGTGTTGTATGAAGGGAATGCCTCTACTAATTATATATCAAATGTTGGTATAGATTTAGAAACTAATGGAGGATTTGTATGGACTAAATCACGCACAGATGCTTATAATCATATGTTGTATGATTCTGTAAGGGGTGCAACTAATTATCTAGAATCAAATGGTGCATCTCAAAACCAAACAAACGCAAATACTTTAATGTCTTTTGAAGCTAATGGTTTCTTTTTAGGTGCAAGTGATAATTCAAATTACACAAATGGAGGAGATGGAGTTTCTTGGGTTTGGAAAGGCGGTGGTACTGCTGCAACTATTGCAGTAAATTCTATTACAGGCTCTACTCCATCAGTAGCTTCAGATGTTAGTGCAAATACTGCCGCAGGGTTTAGTATTGTGAAATATACAGGGAATAATACAGCAGGAGCAACAGTAGGACACGGACTTTTGTCTAAACCTGATATGATTATTGTTAAAAATTTAGATGACACCCCCTCTTGGGAAGTTTTTCACGTTGATGTAAGTGTAACTGACACCTCAATATTAAGACTCAATAAAAGCGAAGGTTTGACAAGCGTTTCTACTGCGGGGTTTGATTTTTCTGCAATTGATAGCAGTACATTTACTTTAGGGACAAGTGGGAGAACAAATTCAAGTCATAATTTTATTGCCTACTGTTTCCACAGCGTATCGGGATATAGTTCGATAGGGACTTATACAGGTAATGGGAACGCAACAGGTACAATTGTGAGTTTAGATTTTGCCCCAAGTTTTGTAATGATTAAAGGTACTGACCAGACTTCTGATTGGATAATGATTGATAATAAAAGGGATACTACCAACCCAAATGCTGCAAGGTTAGACGCAAATTCAAATGGTCAGGAATATACAGGCGAAAACATAATGGATTTAAATTCTAATGGGTTTCAACTAAAAACATCAAGCTCATCAAAAAATGGTCTTAATAAAGTTTTTATTTATATGGCATTTAAATAAATGAGATGGATGATGGGATGAAAATATTCGGATTGTACACAGCAAACATATTTGCTCTGGCATTTAGTGTAAGCGAAATAAATGGCGTTTTACAAATGCTTGTTATGGGTGCAACCTT